AGCAGGGTCTTGCCTCAAGGTTTCGAGAGTTTTGTACCTCTACTGGCCATTGATCCCCAGAGGAGAATTTAAGGTCATCCAGAGCATCCTGGCGGTTGTAAGAGTCCGCATCATTGGCGAATCTCAAGAATTTCTGTGCGTCTTGTATACGCTGGTCGTTTGCCATAATCATCCCATCCATGATCCAGCCGGTTGATACGCGGCTCGTTTTACTACCGATTTACGCGGCTCATTCACCACTAATCCCAGATATTTAAAAGCATCGGCCCCGTGCGAATATATATCGTGTAAGGGCGTTTTGCTAAATTGCTTAGTATCTGGGTCCACATCATATCGGTAATGTCTTAAACATTGTAATCCTTGATGGCAATTTTCTCTATCAAAATAACACTTGTTGAATATTGTTCTGGCTGCGTTGATAGCGTCCGCAGTTGGGGTTCTTGGCACAATCTGCACCTTGTAACCTGCTGCCCTGACTATGTCGGCAATTGAGCGCCCAGCAGCTGCCAGAGTTGAGTTCTCAGCATCATGCGGCAGCCAAATGGTGTCATAGTGATACCCAAACTTCTGCATCTCGGCCATGTAATGGGACATGGTCTTTTGGTTGTCCTCAATATATCGAATTAATCTGATCTCAAACCCAATGAATTGCACAAACCAGATGGCCGTATTGTCCGACCAGCCAAGGTCAAAGACGGCATGAACCCCTTTCATTTGTTCATAGGGAACTTTGGTAATTCGCCCCTCTAAATCCGCAAGGGTAATCTCATTGGCAAACACCGCACCGTCCACGGTTTTACGGCAGATGCCCTCCCAGACGGTGTTGTAGGCCTCAGTATCTCGCATCTGGAGGTTATCTTTTTCCTCCCGCAAGGTCTGTGGGAACCAAGGGTTATCGCGCCAGGTAATCTTTTGCACCACCGAGTTAGTAGGTGGCGAGATAACGAACCGCTGGTAAGTATCATCGGTCTCAAGTTCAGGGTTAAAGGTAATCCATATCTCGGAGTTGTCCTTACGGATAGTCGGGATTAGGACATTCCAGCTTGTTTTAGAAACAGTCTGCGCCTCCTCAACCCAACAAATGTCCACGCCCTCAAAGGATTTGACATTGGTAATATTGTTTTTAAGGCCAATAAAAAAGAACTCAGAGCCATTCTTACCGCGAATACTGGTCTGGGTAACCTCGTAAAACGACTCTAAGCCTAAACTGTCAATCTGGTCTGTCAGTAATTTGTGTACAGAATCCTTGATTGAGACCTGAAACTCACGGGCGCAAAGAACGCGAATGGGGTCTTTTGCTGCCTTAATTAAGAGCGCTCTAGCAACTCCCCAAGACTTAGCGCCACCGCGCCCACCATAAAGAATCTTGTATCGTTTTGGCTCAAACAAAAAAGCCAGTTTTACGGGGAACTCTGCGTTGGCTACTGCTTTGTCAAAAGTCTCAAGCATCTTGGGGTTTTACAAACATGACCTGAATGCCAGACAAAAGCGGAGTTCCATCGGCGTTTTCTACTTGGTTTGTTTGAACGGCCTTACCATCCAACCGGTCAATGACCTCTTTCACGGCCCAGGCCTCGCCTTGTTCAGCTTGCGTGACCAGCTGCTTAACAATGTTTTCTAGCTTTTGAGGTTCTTGAGTCAGCACCTTTCGGAGCTTGTCATAAAACATTTTGCCTTTTACAGCATTAGAATTTCCTATCGGTGCGGCCATAGTGATTAACTCAATCAATAAGTTCCAGTTACATAATAATAAATCGTTTCTTGTTGTTTGTGTTAATCTTATGGTGTAAACTGTTTACTCTAATGGAGGAGTTATGGACATAATCAAATCAGAGTTTTGGCATATCCTACAAAAACATATAGCTTTAAGAAAGGGCCAAGATGAGCGCAAATGAGATGGCAGATGATCTGGATAAGTTTGGCCAGCTATTTAAGGATGTGGCTGCAATGCTGCGCTACCAAGAATCTGAGATACAGGTTTTAAAGCAAAAGTACAAGCAAGAGTTTGAGTATGTAGAAAAGTTACTGAAAGAGAAAGAATTATGAAAAGAATAGTCTTTTACTGTGGCGTTAATGTAGACACGGGTGACGCTTATGTCCGCAACGCACCAGAATATCTTGCTATGACCAATGAGGAACGGTTTAACGCTTTGTCCTCAGTTGTGACCGAGTTGTGCCAAGAATTGAGGTTTGTTTATGCTCAACTTAATACCCAAGAAACTGCATTAGAGGGTCCAGAGACTCTGCAGTAAACTTTTCCCCGTGGTGCGCAACTTGCATTGACCTAGCAATATTGGCTTCGGTCTTACCGGCTTTACGCATTCTTTCAAATGTTTTTGGAAATAGTAATTCTGCTGGCGCGCCCACAATTTCACCGCTTTTGGCCTGTAACCCACCAAAATATTGGCCTGGTATGCCCATAGAATAAGAGCCATGTTGAAAAGTTGGAACTATTGGGCCTGCGCCTGGCTGGGCAATAAACATAGACCTGCCAGCCTCACCTTGAGTAAGCTTTGGGTCGCTCATAACCTTGGCGGTATCTTCCCAACGCGGAAAACCTTGGTCTCGGAATTTGGCTTTACTCATAGACTCAACAATTGCTTTGCGCAACTGCCCGTCTTTAGATATAGATTCATAAATATTTGGGGAATCTACTCCCGCAAAATCTTTAAATGGGTATCTTTTAGCGCCAGTTTCTGGGTCTTTAATCCAGGTTTTGCGTACATCTTCACGCAATTCTTTATAGGCTTGTTTAGTAATTGGTAATGTTGGCAGCTGTCCAATCATGCCCTCGGCCATATGGTGGCTAAAGTTTATGCCTTGTGGGCTCATGCCTACAAATATTCCTAATGCGTCCTCGCCTTTATCGGCAAACATTCGCAAGTTTTCGGTCTTGCTTGCTGCTGCGGCGGGTTCAGATGCCCAAGCTACACCCTGTTTTACATTAGGCTCAAGCAACATATAATCTTTACCGCCTTGGCGCTGTACTGATTGACGCAGGGGTATGCCAGCGATTTGATTAACTGTTCCACCGGTTGCTGACAAATCGCCCATTACAGGTACAAATGTTTTATTTAAAAGTGATTCTGGATTTATGCCTATTTCTTGAATCTTAACTAAACCAGGCGTATCTACAACCACATCGCCGGCTAAACGCATTTCTTCGCGCTGCCTCACTGCTCGATTGGCCAGCGATTTTTCAAAACGGGTTACCGCAGACTTTTCAGCTGCGGTCAAATCACCGCGCCCAGGATAAAGTAATTCTCTAATCGGTATGCCGCCAACATTAGTTCCGCGCTTAAATGCGCCTAAAGCAGCTGCTGGCGCTGAGCCGCTGGCAGCAAATCCACCTCCTGCCACATTGGTTGCAACATTTAATGCCTCTTGTGGGGTGATTTCTTCACCTTGTCCTGCCCGTCTTGGGGTCTCAAAGGCCTTAACGATGTCTACCAAAAGCTGTGGCGCAATCCAATCCTTGTAATTTACCGGTGGGCTCATAACAGAGCCGCGCCCCTCAGATGGCAAACTACCCCGCGGACGGGGCAGAATGGATAGCCTTTCTACATTAGGGTCGAATATGTCAGACAACCGGGCCATTATTTCTTCTTCTTCTTGCTTGCAGCCTCACGCTTAACCGAATACGCAATGGCCACGGCCTGCTTAACTGGCTTGCCAGATGCAATGGATTCTTTGACATTCTTTTGGAATGCCTTTTTGCCAATGTCTTTAATAAGAGGCATTACTTTTTCTTCGCAGTTTTAGCCGATTCTTTAAATGCTTTAGCAGTTGGCGCGCCCTTGGTGCCTGGGGTACGCATCTTCTCAGGAGTCTTTCCAGCAGCCTTTTGGCGCTCGATCCTCTCCCTTTTAGCGTGAATATTGGCATACAAGCCGGGTTTAGTAGCCATGATTAAACACCATGAATGATTGCAAAGTTAAGAATAACTGCCTCAGACAATGCGCCGCCTGTCATATTACGCAGGGTAATTACTGCTGAACCAGCCGTCATGCTTGAAATATAGGTTGTGTAAGCTGCTGCAGTACCGCCACCAGACACATTGACAATAATCGCATCTTTTGTGCCGATTGTTGAATTGGTCAATGTAAACGATACGGCAGTATTTGCTGCTAATTCCGCACCATTCATCGTAATACGGCCAATACTGTTGTTTAATGTTACGCCACCGGTCTTGGCTCCTGATTGTGTAACCGCGCCACTTGCAACAGCCGTGTATCCGATTTCGCCACTAGCATAAATAGTCGTGCCTACTACAGTAGATGGGGTCGTTGCACCGATAGGGGTGTTATCTACTGAGCCACCAACAATTTGTTGATCTTCATAAGCTACACCGATTGATTTTGAGTTAGACATGATTTTCCTTAGTTAACAATTCCAGTTTTTAAGAGATGCTGCTTTTCGGGTGGGCCTACCCTTTTCATCTTTCATCGGCCCTGGCATTCCGCTCATTCTTGCGCAAAAACTTTTTTTACGGCCTTCGTCAGCTTTTGTTTTAGGGTTTGGAGCAGGTGCTTTAAGGTTTGCATTATTTTTTGCATTGTATGCCGCCCTTCCTTTAGCGGTCATGCCCGCACCAGCTTCGGTGGGTTTGTAATTCTTACCCTTACCGGTAGTGGTGCGCGCAATTGGTTTATTAGTGGTTTTGGGCATTATCGGCCTCCACAAAACAGACATCTTTCCAAGACATCACGAGGTATTCTTCGCCGTCAATCTCAAATCTAGGGTAAGACAAATAGTCCTCCGCGCCCCCAAATCGGATTCTCTGGCCTATTTCTATAGGATTAGGAATCAACCGGCCTTTTTTGTCAATCTCGCCAGGACCCACGGCCAATACCTCGCCGATGTTAGGCAGTTCATCCATGATGACTTCAATCACCTGGCTCTTGACCCGCTCAACGGGTCTTACAACGATTCGGTCACGCAGCGGTCGTATCATTTTTTTTGCGCCT